GCAATGGATGGTTGCAAGATGGCTATCGGTCAAGACTTAATGACTAGAATTGATGAGAGATCTGACAAAGGTTATGCTCATCAAGTTTATGTTTGCCAGTCTATCGGTGCAACGAGAATGGAAGAAGAAAAAGTTGTAACAATCCAAGCTCATGAAGCCTAATAGGAGGATATAATTATGGGAACTAAAAATACAGACCTAGTAGCTAATTTTGAAGCTACTCCTCAAGTTGCTAATAGTGCTGCTGAATTACATGGTGTTTTAAGAACAGCTCATGGAACAGTAGAATTAGCTGCTGGCGATAGTGATAATGATGACATTGTTATGTTAGCACCTATTCCATCAAATGCTTCAGTGCCAAGTTTATTTATTGGCTCTGACACACTAGGTGGATCGTGTACTTTCAATGTTGGAATTTACACTACTGATGGAACAGTTAAAGACGAAGATGTTTTCGCAACTGCGGTAGCTGATGCTGCTGCAATGGCTGACGTTAGATTTGAAGCTGCTGACATCGATACAGCTGGTAAAAAAATGTATGAGTTGGCTGGAGACAGTTCAGATCCAGGAGGATACTACTACATAGCGGCTACTATGGCTGCTGCTGGTGGTACTATTGGAACTATGTCTTGGAACATTTCATACGTTGTGAACTAAGAAAACCATTTGTTTGGCGGATGAAATACTCCGCCAGGCATTAGTCAAATGGCAAGAGCAATCAAAAGAAATAAAAGAAATTACAGACCTACTAAAAAAGGTGCTGGAATGACAAAGGCTGGAGTAAAAGCTTATAGAAGAGCTAATCCAGGATCAAAATTAAAAACCGCAGTAACTGGTAAAGTTAAAAAAGGATCAAAAGCTGCAAAACGTAGAAAATCATATTGTGCAAGATCTTTAGGACAACTGAAGAGATCTTCTGCAAAAACTAAAAATAATCCAAACTCAAGGATCAGACAAGCAAGACGAAGATGGAAATGCTAAAATGAAATATATTTTAGTTTTATATATGTGCAGCATGATAAATAATTCATGTCCATCAAGTACAGTAGCTGGTTATCAATTCACTAATCATTTTGATTGTGTAAATGCTGGTTATGCTATTGCTCAAAGTACATTTAGAAGCCTTCAAGACATGGAAGAGTACGAAAGAGAAGTTATAGAAAAACAAAAATTAGTAATCAAATTTGAATGTAAAGAAATTAAAGGAGAACAAACATAATGGCATCTGTTGTGGACATCTGCAACTCAGCATTAAATTTGCTGGGAGCATCGACAATATCAGCTTTGACTGATGATAGTAAAAACGCAAGACTTTGTAATCAAAGATATGAACCAGTAAGAAATAGAGTATTTAGATCTCATGCCTGGAATTGCTTACATAAAAGAGTTCAATTAGCTCAAAACAGTACAGCTCCAGTTATTGAATATACTTATGCTTATGCTCTTCCTTCAGATTCTTTAAGAGTTTTAAAGGTCCATAACGGAACAACAGATAGTATTGCATCTTCTATTGATTATAAATTAGAAGGTAAAAATATTGTAACTGACGAAGGCACAATTTATTTAATTTATATTGCATTAGATACTGATCCGAATAATTACGATACATACTTACAAGAAAGTATTTCTCATCAACTTGCTGCTGATTTAGCTTATGCTGTAACAAACAATGCAACTCTAGCAGAAAAATATATGACTAGAGCAGATGAAAGATTAAGAGAGGCAAGATTTATAGATGCAACAGAAAATTCATTAGGAACTATTGAAAGTTCAGAATTTACAGATGCTAGATTATAATGACCAAATCATCTTTTGATCCAAGATTATTAGAAAAATATTCAGAGCCAAAATCATTACTTCATTTTCAATGGGGAGATGACACTAAAGTTTATAGATATGCTTTAGTAGAAATTATTAACGAACATGAAATAGATCCAACTTCTAAATGTAAAAGAGAAGAACAAGGTTTATCTCAACAAGAAATTTTTAAAAAAATATGCCAAGAACGACATTAGCATTAACATCATTCGTATCTGGAGAGTTTTCTCCTAAAATGGATGGTCGTACAGATTTTGAAAAGTACAGTTCTGGTGCAAAGACTTTAGAAAACTTTTTAGTGCATCCTCAAGGAGCTGCTACTAGAAGAGTTGGAACTCAATTTATTGCTGAAGTAAAATCTTCTGCTGCTAAAACAAGATTAATACCTTTTGAATTTTCAACAACACAAACTTATATTTTAGAATTTGGAAATACTTATATTAGATTTTATAAAGATAAAGGACAGATACTAGATAGTGGATCTGCTTACGAAATATCTTCTCCTTATTTAACAGCAGAATTGTTTGACATAAAATTTGCTCAATCAGCAGATGTTATGTACATCACTCATCCTAATCATGAAGTGATGAAGTTAAGTAGAACTGGACATACTTCATGGACATTAGCTCAAGTTGATTTTACTGATGGACCTTATTTAGCTGAAAATACTACAGCGACTACTTTAACACCAGGCTCTGCTGGAGTTGGAACTGGAGTAAATATAACTGCCTCTGCTGTAACTGGAATAAACGGAGGAGCTGGATTTCAAGCAACTGATGTTGGTAGAATAATTTCTTTTAATTCTGGAAAAGCTAAAATTACTGCAAGGACCAACACCACAGTTGTTGTTTGCACAATTACTACAGCTTTTGCTAATACCGATGCTACTGCTGCTTTTAAGCTTGGAGCTTTCAGTGATACAACTGGTCATCCAAGTTGCGTAAGTTTTTTTGAACAAAGATTAGTTTTTGCTGGAACTTCTGATGAGCCACAAACTTTATTTTTCTCTAAAGCTGGAGATTATGAAAATATGACAGCTGGCACTAATGCTGCGGATGCTATGGTTTATACTATTGCATCTAATCAAGTTAATGCCATTAGATATATGAAAGCTGTAAGAACATTGGTGGTTGGTACTACTGGAGGAGAATTTACAGTTAGTGCGGATGGTACTGACGCAAGCATAACACCAACTAACATTACAATTAAAAGACAAAGTTCTTTTGGATCAGCTAATGTTGATGCTATTCCAGCTGGTAACGCAATATTATTTTTACAAAAAGCAAAAAGAAAAATTAGAGAATTACAATACAACTTTGACAGCGATGGGTATCAAGCTCCAGATTTAACTATCCTCAACGAAACAGTTACTGAGAGTGGAATAAACGAAATGTCATATCAACAAGAGCCAGGTAGTAATATTTGGTGTGTAAGAGATGATGGAGTTTTAGCTTGTTTAACTTATCAAAGAGCAGAAAATGTTGTTGCTTGGTCAAGACATATATTCGGTGGAGTATTTGGAAGTGGCAATGCAGTTTGTGAAAGTGTTGCAAGTATTTCTGGAACATTAACAGAAGATGAAGTTTGGGTAATTGTTAAAAGAACAATCAATGGTGCAACTAAAAGATTTGTAGAATGTTTTTCAGATTTTGATTTTGACGAAACAGATGCTACAGATTTTAAATTTTTAGATAGCCACCTCTCCTACTCTGGAGGAGCTACTACAACATTAAGTGGTTTATCACATCTTGAAGGTCAATCAGTTTCAGTATTGGCTGATGGTGCAGCTCATGCAAATAAAACTGTTAGCTCTGGTCAAATAACTTTAGATCGATCAGCTACTAAAGCATGTGTTGGTTTATCTTACGATAGTATTTTACAAACAATGAGAATTGAAGGTGGAGCTGCTGAAGGAACTTCTCAAGGTAAAACAAAAAGAATTTCAAAAGTAGTTTTAAGATTATTTGAAACAGTTGGTGTAAAAGTTGGACCAGCATTAGATAATCTTGAGACAATACCTTTCAGAACAACTTCATCTTTATTAAGTAATCCAGTTGATACATTACTTTCTGGAGACAAAGAAATAGAATTTAACGATGACTATAATTCGGATGGCTTTATATTTATTAAACAAGATCAGCCTCTTCCTTGTTCAATATTAGCAGTCTATCCAACTTTAGTTACATCGGATGGCTAATTTTAGAATTGTTCCTTACGAAAAATACCATGGAGATGAAATGGTGGAGTTTGGATTAAACAATAAATTAATGGATATAGATGCAAGTTTTTCGGAAAATAGAATTGATACTAAAGTACATGGGCTCTCTTTTACTTTATTGGCTGACAATAGTCCTATCCTTTCTGGCGGCATTATTCCTATTTGGAATGGAGTTGCTGAAGGTTGGGTTATGGCAAGTCAAGGAGTTCATAATTACAAAATTAAAGCAGCTTCTTCAGTCAAGAAGAGATTAGATTTACTTTGTAACAACAACAAAGTTTGGAGATTGCAAACAGCAGTCAAAGAAGAATTTATAACTGGTGTTCGGTTTGCCGAATGGCTTGGTTTAAAAAATGAAGGTTTGATGACCAAGTATGGTCCAGACCAAACTAACTATTATAGGATGGCAAAGATATATGAGTTTTCTAGGTAATATAGCAGCAGCACAAGGAGCAAAACAAATTGGTAAATACAATTCAAGTGTTGCATATCAAGAAGCACAATACGAAAGAAAAAAAGCAGCTATTAAAGAAAAGGTTTACAAAACAGTTGAGAGACCAAGATTATTAGATCAGCAAGACCAAGTGTTTTCAGATTTTTTTGTTAAGTCTTTAAGATCTGGTGCTGAATTTAGAGAAGGCGATACTCCATTTTTAGTAGCAGTTAAGAATAAACAATTACAATCTTTTGATTTAGCTGTAGCAGATTACAATTCTAAAGTTGCTGTAACTGATATGATTAATCAATCTTTATTAATTGAAGCTAGAGGTAGAGGCGAAGAATTTAAAGGTAAAATGACAGCAAGATCACAAATGTTCCAGGCTGCTGGAAGTTTACTATCTATGGGATCTAAATCTCAACAAGCTGGAAGATTGGTTATTGTATAATGGCAAAGTTAGAAATATTTAACAGTAAAGCTAATTTAAAAGATAGTAATACTCCAAGAACTTCTGCTCTTGCATTACCTTTGTCTTTAGCAACTCAACAAGGTGCTGCTATATCTTCTGTTGCAAAAACAATCGCATCTATCCAAAAAGATATGTATGCTATTGAAGATACCAATAATTATAATAAAGCATTACCAGAATTATCTTTAGAAATAGATAAAAAATATTCTAAATATAAAAATAGCAGAGATACTAATGCTCCTAATAAATTAATAAAAGATTTACAGCCAAGTAATTTTAAAACTTTTTTAGATGGTCAAAGTATTCCAGTACAAAGATTATTAAAAGCTAAGCTTGCAGAAAAAGCTTCTTTATTAGTTCCAAAACTAAATAGTCAAATTGTAGAAAATAATATTGAAGATTTTACAGTAGGATTAGGAGAAAGTTTTGATATAGCA